GGCATGGCCGTTAAAACGTTTCCAGATGCTGATCAGCAAAATGGCAATTGGAATGAAACCACACTGGTATTTGACCCTAGGCCTGTTATAAAAATGATTAGCATTGATAAATTCGTTCGTTTATTCACTAATGTAGAAATGAAAGCCATTATCAAGAAGGCTAAAACAAACGAAGATGTTGAGCTGATGATGAATAAGATTAATTTATTCGCAAGTATTGATTTGGCCCGACAAGATACTATAGATCACGTAAATAACCTGGAAACTTTAGCGGTGTTAGACGCTGGAAGGGCGGCGGAGGTGCTTAATGGCTGATTTTCCCGGCAATGGTGGCGTAGGTACAGGTTTTGGCGGTGTAACTTTAACCGCATCAAGGGGTGTTGCCTTTTCGGCGGGGAATGGCTCAAAAGGCACATACGTTGAGCTTATCGCTGCTACTACTGGCGAAACAAATATGCTAATGCTGGATATTAAAGCGCCTATAGGTGGGGATATAATCGTAGATGTAAGTGTGGGGGCCGGTGGTTCAGAAGAAGTTATAGTATCAAATCTTTACGTGTCGGAAGCCGGAGATAACAAGCAAATATCTGGTTTTCCTTTGCCTGTATCTATTCCCGATGGCTCACGGGTTTCTATACGTGCACAATGCACTGATGCATCACAAACTGTGCAGGCGGCTTGTAGATTCTTTGCGGGCTCTTTTATGTCATTAACGCCGATATCTCAAATACTTGATTATGGTGTTAATACGTCTACTGCTGAAGGCACTGCTGTTGACCCCGGTGGCACAATTAACACGAAAGGTGCTTGGATAGAAATAACGGCTTCAATGGACGAATCAACCTTCATATTGATGACAGCTGGAACCAACCAAAATACGGATATGACAAGTGCTTTTTTCTTGTTTGACATTGGTATAGGTGGGGCTGGTAGTGAGGTAATAATTGAAGAAAATATAATTGTATACGCATCCAATACCGAAACAGTTTTTTTAAATCACTCACCTTTGCCGATTTCGATACCCGATGGTTCTAGAATCTCGGTTAAATGTCAATCTGATATAAACGATGCAACAGACCGGATTCTTGATGTTGCAATATATGGGGGTAAATAATGGCCACATCTAAGGCGCAAGGTACACAAACGGCAATTGTTGGAACAGAGCACACCCTGTTGACTACCACTGATGCCGGTAGCTATGTATTGCTCGTTGATACGAACAATATGGTGTTACTTGATAAGCTGACTTTAAGGATTAAAACCAGGGCTTCTTCAGGCGGGGTAACTCGACTAGCCTACTCAGCATTATATGCAAATGTTCAGGGCGAACCAATAAAGATATCAATTCCGGTGGCCAGTGTTAGGGAATTTATTGCGACACTAGAACAAACAGCCGGCACCGCCAGAAACTTTGATTTTGAAATAACGGAATTATAAATGTCTCTCGGATTTAGACATAGAAGTTATTATGTAGCAGCGGCGGCGGTTGCTAGCGCTGCAATAACGGGCACAATAACGCCGTCTGCTACTGAAGCCCAGGTTGTAGCTGGTGGCGAAACCATCATTATTACTTTAACGCTAGATACGTGGGTGGCCGCTGGCGGAACATTTGATGCTCAGCGGCAGAATATTATTAATGGTTTAGATGCCGCTGCGAGCCCTGCTGGCGGTTGGAATATCGAAGTTAGGGATAAAGAAGTTGTTGGCGCCGTTGTCCGAACTAGTGACACAGTTGTTACGATTACACTCACAGCCCAAGCGGGTTATGATATTAGCGCCTCAGAGACAATCACGGTGACGGTGCCGGCAACTGCACTAGTAACAAGCGGTAGTGATTTAACGGGTACACCAACTTTTTCAGTGATTGCAATTGTGCCCGATACTGGCATAGGCGCATCGACTATCAATGTCATTAATGCGGTCCAAATGTTTCAAGCAGGTAGAAGATAATGCCCAGTTTCGTAACACCAAAGATCAACACTGAATATATATTCTATGTTTCGCTTGTCTCACAGGCGGATACCAAGCTTTTCCAGGCTAACCCGACCATAGCTGCTGGTGATTTCAAAGTATCCACAGATGGCGCAGCAGAGGCCAACCTGACCACATTACCAGTGGTAACACCTGCGGCCAGTAAGCGTGTCAAAATTACGGTTTCCACTACGGAAATGAATGGTGATAACGTTAGTATTACGGCCAGCGATGCAGCCGGCGCTGAGTGGTCTGATTTAACCGTTAACATTCAGACGAGCGCGCAACAAATAGATGATCTATCAAGCCAGGCTACTCAGGATACTATTGACACGAATGTTGATTCGATACTGGTCGATACTGGCACCACAATTCCTGCCCAGATTACCGCTCTTAATGACGTGGCGGCAACAGACATAGTATCGGCGGGTGCAATTACCACGTTAACCGGTGCAGTTGTTAATGTGGATCTAGTGGACACAACAACCACCAACACCGACCAACGCGGCACTGATAGTGCGTTCTTGGCTTCGAGCGCGCCGGCCAATTTTAGTGCGTTAGGTATCAGCGTAGGTGGTGCTATTGATGATGTAGTGTTATGTGCCACAACGAGTGTTAATACTGATATGCGCGGTACTGATTCGGCGGCAACCGCGGCGAATTTGGCAATCGTAGATACAAATGTGGATGCTATCCTGGTTGATACTGGTACCACTATACCGGCTAGCCTTGTCACAATTGACACCAACGTTGACGCAATATTAGTTGATACCGGAACAACATTACCTGCACAAATAACAGCACTTAACGATATAACGGTTGCCGATATCCTGACTACAGCAATGACTGAAAGTTATGCGGGCAAGGGCGTTGCGCCTTCTATCACGCAAGCAATTCTGATGATTCATCAACAAATTGGTGAACGAGGTATAGTTTCAATAACTGAAACGGTAAGAAAGCTAGATGGTATTGCGACTGCTGGTACTTTTACGCTTGATGATGCAACTGACCCGAATGATATTAAAAGAGCAACATAATGAGTATTGGATTAGTTATCACACGGGGATTTGGTAACGGAACGTTAGTAGGAGATCCCGCTAAGATTATTACTAGAGGATTTGGCGGAGCGGTGCCGGGTTTCGGTATAAAACGCCCAATACGAAATGCAATACGCCAGGGCATAAGATTGAAGATTAGGAATTTATAATGGGCGATTTGTCCGAACATTTTAGCCGGCGGGAGTTCGCGTGTAAATGCAAATGTGGTCTCGATATAGTTGATTATGAGTTGATTATCATACTCGAAGACTTAAGTGACCACTTCGACAATAAAGCCGTCACAGTCAATTCAGGCTGTAGATGTCCAGAATATAACCGACTAGTGGGCGGAAGATTACGTTCTCAGCACCGTAAATGTAGGGCTGCTGATATAACTATTAAAGGCATTGCTCCGAGTCACGTTTATCTTTATTTAAGCCGTACATATCCTTATAAATATGGCATTGGCTCTTACATTAATTTTACCCATATTGACACTAGATCAGGCATCGCCCGATGGAACGGATAAGGTACAAGGCCGGCTATAAGTATCAATTGCATGAAGATTATTTGTTTCAAACTGATATTCGGCCTCTTCATACAATAACCTGTGATTTTATCCAATTGAGCAAGGACGGCATGCTGTTCATCAGTAAAGGGTATTGTTGGGATGGCGCATCCGGCCCGGTACCGGACACTAAGCGCAATATGCGGGCGGCGTTGATACATGATGCCCTATATCAGCTAATGCGCTTAGAACTGCTCGACAGGCGCTATATCAAGACGCCGGCTGATAAAATATTTATGGTGATTTGCATTCAAGATGGCACTTATGCATGGATAGCGAAAGGCTATTACAAAGGTTTAAAATGGTTTGGCAAAGCGGCGACACTGCCGAAAAACCTAAAGCGGGTTATACTAGCGCCAAACTAGGAGGCAAGTATGGCAACGGGTAGATTTCAAGCAGATGGAAATAGCGAAGGTGACGGCGCCAGTCCTAATGGTTGGGTACAAGTCACGGGTAACGGTTGTCATATCTCCCTACAGGGGACATTTGGCGGCGGCTCTATTGCAATTCAGCAGGAACTTGGCAGCCTACCATTTCCATTACTGGATCTAGGCGTAGCAGTCGTGATAACCGCTGCGGATAACAGTGAATATCAGCTCTATAATGGGGATAGGGTCAGGCTTGTATTAACTGGATCAACTACCCCTGACATACAATGGTCAATCACATTTGGTAAACCCTAATGAGCAAAAGAGCAAAACAGACAGCGCCTGACAAATTCGACGCAGTAAGGAATAAATTTAATGATGGCGATTGGGTTTTTGGTCTAGGTGATCATACTGGATGTTCGCCTGTTTTTGACCGTGACACTAATCATCCGCAGCCATTTAGCTATCTCGACGCTACAAACCCTGAAGATTTCAGATTGGCGACAGCGCAAGAAATTAAAGCGGCAAAATCGTTGTAATTCAAAATTGTATCTATAAATAGGAGTCAATCATGCCTGGACATACACCGAAAGAGAAAAAGAAGCGCAAGGCTAAAAAACGCAAGGGATCAGGCCATGCCCCTAAAAAAAGTAGCTAACCCCTATCAGCCTAGAAAAGTTACGAAACCTAAGCTTCCTTCAAGAGGAAGAATAAGAGCCCCTGGTAGCAATCCCTATGATGCTAGTGGTCGACCAGCCAAAATAGCAATGGACTGTGATACAGGTGCTGCACAACGTCTACAAAATTTGATGCAACCCTTGGAAGACGAGTATGCGCAAGAACGTCTAAATTTAGACTTCCATTATCAACTGAATGAGTTAACCGACGATCAACACCATCTGGCATGCCTGGAGGCTGAGTGTCATTTCATATGCAAATTAGAGGAATTAATTGGCACTGAAAAATCCTACGCGATTCACTTTGTATCTTCTGAAGAATTGAATGCAGAAATTACCTTGTTAAAGAACTTTCTTTAAAAACACGGGGTTTATAGTTAAATTGAGATTGAAAACACTGTTTAATTACAAAAGGTTGAAGAATTAAGTATGGCTAGAACACTAGGAGCACTGAATAAAAACAAACGAGGGCTTAAATATACGCTCAAGCAGGCTTATGGTGATGAGTTCGATGTGATTATGATGATGGCCAAGAACTGCGTTACTTTGCACAATATAGCAATGGCTCATTGTGAGGGTGCGGTTACTTTAGGAGAAGACGTAGAAGCTGGAAACCCTAAACTGATAAACGCTACAAGCTCAGCTAAAATTGCTATTGACGCACTTGAAAAATTAGCCCAATACGTAGAGCCTAAGCTAAAAGCTGTTGAGGTTACCGGCCCAGAAGGCGGCCCAATCGATTTGAAATGGACTATAGAAATCACGGAAGCTAAAAAGGCAGACTAATGCCAACGATGACGCTGCCAAAGAAACTCCTACCGCTCGTTCAAATCCCTAAGCGTTACAAGATAATTATTGGCGGTCGCGGCTCAGCTAAGTCAATGAGCGTGGCCGACATCTGCATAATGGACGCGCAGACACAAAATATTAAGACCGCGTTCTTTAGAGAGTTTCAAAGCAGCATAGACGATTCGGTATACAGCTTATTGTGCGCCGAGATAATGCGGCTGAAGGTTCCAGGCTTCGAAATTCAGCGAAACGCTATCCTGCGAGGTGACCAAGAGGTTTTTAAATTTAGAGGCATGGCGCGAGACCCTGAAAGCATTAAATCAATGCACGGGTTTAAGCGGTTTGTCATTGAAGAAGCAGCAACGATAAGCAAACGATCACTAAAGACTTTAACGCCAACGCTGCGCATAGCTGATTCTGAGATATGGATGATTGGTAACCCGATGAGCTCGGCAGATCCATTTAGCCAACGCTTCATTAAGCCATTCGAAAAAGAACTGCTCAAACATGGCTATTATGAAGACGCAATGCACCTGATTATCGTCATGAATTACACAGATAATCCGTTCTTTCCTCAGGTTCTAGAAGACGAAAGAGCTTATGATAAGGCCCATTTAAGCACAGCAGAATACCGCCATATTTGGTTAGGAGACTTTAATGATGAAGTTGCGGGCTCGATTATCCCAGTGGACTGGTTCAATGCAGCAATTGATGCGCACATTAAGCTGGGTTTTAAGCCGAGCGGTGCAAAAGTGGCAGCATTTGATCCATCCGATGAGGGTAATGACCCCAAGGGTTATTGCTTACGGCATGGGTCTATATTTATGGATATTGCTGATAATCCCACCGGTGATGCTAATGATGGGTGTGATTGGGCTTGTGATAGGGCTATTGACGCTGGTGCTGATGTATTTACCTATGACGCAGACGGACTAGGCGCCAGTCTCAAACGACAAATAAACCAGGCTTTCGATGGAATAAAATGTGATGTTCAAGTATTCAAAGGCAGTAATTCGCCAGATCACCCCAAAGTTATTTACCAACAAACAGGGGCAGACAGCAAGGCCAAGGCAAAAACGAACCAAGAATATTTCTATAACAAACGATCCCAATATTGGTGGCAGCTCAGAGACCGGTTTTATAACACCTACAGAGCAGTAACAAAAGGTGTCTACATTAACCCTGATGAGTTAGTCAGCATTGCTTCCAGCGTTGAAGATATCGATGGCTTAAGGGCTGAGGTTTGCCGTATTCCTAAGCGGCCAAACAATAATGGTAAGATACAGATTATGTCCAAGCCGGAAATGAAAAAATTGCAGATAGAGTCGCCAAACAGGGCTGATTGCATGATGATGAGCACAATTAAGCCTGATTTGGTACGGGTCCGTAAGCGAATCAAAACTATGGGATGGAGATAATGCCTGACTATACCGACCATGCTGAGGTGTTAAGATTCTTGGAAGAAGACCAAGATGCCGACCGAGACCAGCGCCAAAAAGCACGAGAAGCGCACCTGTTCATCAAGGCAGAGAACGGACAATGGGAGCCATATTGGTGGGATGCACAAGACGGGGCCCCGCGCTATACATTCGACCAGACAACGCCAATTGTTAACCGAGTAGCGGGAGCAATCGACAAGTCTGACTTTGGCATCAACATCACACCATCAGGTGGTCAGGCCTCAATCGACGTTGCCAAAACCTACCAAGGTTTAATCCGCAACATTCAAAATATAAGCAATGCCGTACACGTATTCAATCAAGCTGGTCGCGCTATGGTTACCGGTGGGATATCCGGTTGGCGCGTTGTTCAGAAATTTGTTGATGACAATAGCTTTGATCAAGACTTGGTGATTGAGCCAATTAGTAACTATTTAGATCGTGTTTGGTTTGATTATGGTTCTGAGATGCAAGATAAATCAGACGCTACGCGATGCTATGTATTGCAATCTATCACGCGCAATAAATACGAAGAAAAGTGGCCAGATCGTAACGCTGTCAGTGTTGATGATGGGCGAGAAGCAACCGCATTTAGTAACAACCAGGCTGACTTTGTCACGGTTGGCGAGCTGTATTATGTTTTGGAAGTCGAGCGCGAACTAGTCTTGTACAGCAACGGCGCTACTTATGAAGTTAATGATGATTTCAAGAAAATTCAAGACGAATTAAAGTTGTTAGGCGTTGAAGAGCAAAAGCGTAGAACGCGCAAAAAGAAAGAGATTTGGATTCGCAAGTTCGATGGCGATGGCTGGTTAGAACCTGCCAAAAAGACTGTCTTTAGCTGGATACCGGTAGCCGCAACTATGGCTAACTTCGAGATATTCGAGAATCATATAATTTATTTTGGCGTCGTTGAAAAACTGATGGACCCTCAGCGCATCCTGAACTATTCAGCATCTCGCGAAATTGCAGAAGGAGCGTTGGCGCCTAGGGAGAAATTCTGGCTTACAGAAGCACAAGGCGCTGGACATGAGCATGAATTAGCCTCTCTAAACGTCAATCAAGACCCTTTCCAATATTACACTCATGTAGAGGGTGTGCCGCCTCCGTTCAAAACAGGCGGTGCGCAGGTAAACCCAGGCTTAGCGCGAACAACTGAGTTTGCTAAGCAATCTATTGGAGAAGTCGCCAGTTTATTTGCTGCCAACATGGGTGATAATCCAGATTTACAGTCCGGCGTGGCCATTAAAGAGCTAAAGGCGAGCGGTGATATTGGCAACATCCAGTACGTCACGCCGCAAGAAGTGGCCATATGCCACACCTGGCGTATTCTCAAAGACGCAATACCCAAAGTTTACACGCCGGGGCGGCAAGTTAAGATTTTAGCTGAAGACGGTACCAGTGAAATGGTAACCATTGGCGAAGAAATAATAGACCAAGATACTGGCACACCACTGATTAATCCACAGACCGGACAGCAGGTATTTGACCCACAGACCGGCCGGACAATCATGGACCCGGCCACACAAGACAAAATAATGCTCAATGACCTAAACCAAGGTCTCTATGACGTAACATGCGTGGCCGGCCCAAGCTTTAAATCACAGCAATCAGAAACAGTGGCGGCGATAGCTGAGATTGGCCGGATATTGCCGGAAGCGTTACAGGCATCCAGCGATATATTGCTGTCTAATATTGCAATACCAGGGTTCAAAGATATTGCCGCACGTCAACGCGCACAATTACTAAAGGCCCAAATAATCCCTGTTGACCAAATGACCGATGACGAAAAAGCCGAAGCGGAAGCAGCAGCTCAGCAACCACCACAACCCGATGCAGGCGTATTGCTAGCGCAAGCAGAACAAACTAAAGCTGATGCTGATATGGCAAAAGTTCAATTGGAATCACAGATAGCTCAATTTGAGGCCCAGAAGCAAAGCGCAGAGCTACAGCTAAGGGCTAAAAAGCTAGATATTGAGGAAAAACAGCAGGAACTAGATTTTGCCAAGGCACAGGCCGGCCAAGGCACACAAGAAATAAAAAATATACTGGCTATTCAGGAACAGCAGCGCAAGGAGCTAGATTCACAAGCAGACCGGTTAAACACCCAGGCTGACACTATCAAGAAATTGCGGGAAGGGTTTGGCGTTGAATCATTTACTGGGCCTGGTACGGCGGAAACTATCATTCAGCAGGCAGATATTGTGGGAGAGGCACAAGATCTAGTATGATATGCTTGAATTTTAACAAACAGCAGTAATATTTGCTGTTTAACCTGTACGCGACAGCATCGCGATACATTACCCTAGGGGGATAACCATGAGTGAGCAGGAACAGACGTCTTCGTCTGAAAGTCAGGTAGTAGAGCAGACAACTATACAACCTGAGTCTACAACTGCGGTGGACACTGGAGAAACCCAGGAAAAAATCACGTTTTCTGAACCTCAGCAAAAGATATTGAACGATGCTGTTGGAAAGAAAGCGTTTGAGGTACGCGAGCAGAAGCGAGAAAACGAGGTGCTAAAACAGCAACTCGAAGACGCTAAAGCCAATGTCCCTCAGCAAACACGGCCTGATGTGCCTGAAATGCCAGACCAGTTTGAAGATAATTTCAACGAGCGGATGGCATTAAGGGACAAGGCTATAGCGGATGCAGCAGCTTTTGATTCAGCTAAAGTCGTACGCCAGCAACAACAGCAAGCGGTGGTACAACAACAGCAGGCTCAACAGCAAGAGGCCTATGCGAAATCGGCGAACGATTACATTGAGCGAGCAACGAAGTTAGGTGTTAGCCAGCAAGAATTGCAAGTAGCAAGCCAGAGTGTGGTGAATTTTGGGTTAGATCTTCAGTTACAGCAGCATATATTACTGGATGACCAAGGCCCCTTAATCGCGACATACTTAGCCGCAAACCAGCAAGAAATGTTGGCCTTAAGCACCATGACGCCGATGCAAGCAGCAGTGATGATTGAGTCACAGATTAAGCCTAAAGCCATCGCATCCGGTAAACGACCACCACCGGAAGCGCCCGACCCAGCCGAACACTTAACAGGCGGGGGACAGCCACCTAAACAAAAGGGGCCAAAGGGAGCTAAATATTGGTAAAAACGGAGTAGGCTCATGGCTAATGATTTCGCGAGTAACTTTACACGCCCGCTTATGCGGGTATTTTTAGACGAATTCGAAAGCGCTCGTGTTTTAACGAAAAATATTGATACACAGCTTTTCGAAGGCAAATTCAACGGCGCAACCGGTGAGAACGTAGACATTAAACGTCCTACTGATTACCGCGTGTCCCGTACCCCTACTGGTGATATGACGGCAGAAACGAAGTCCGATATCATCACCGGTAAGGCAACCGCAAAAGTGCAAGATTATTTCACTGTCTTTGTTGACTATGATGAAGCCGATGAAGCACTAAAAATGGATCAACTTGAACAACTATTACGTCCGGCAGTAAGACGCATTGTCATCGACTTGGAGACAGATTTCGCCAACTTCATGATGATCAATTCTGCTTTGTTAGCAGGTACTCCTGGCACTGCGGTAACTACGTGGGATCAGGTGGCGACAGCGGGTGCAGTATTAGATACAGCTGGCGTTCCAACTGACATGTGGAATTATGCGTTTAACCCTTTCACTCAGCGTAAGTTAGCAAGCGATCAGCGTTCATTAGGTGCCGGTGATGCAATCGTAACTAGCGCCAATGCCCGTGCTATGGTTACCGATAACTTTGCAGGTATGCGCGTTATGTCGGCTAGCACGTTATCCACTTACACCACTGATAGCGTGGCAGATAGAGCTGGTAGTTTGTCAGCTACACCCGATGGCACCTACTTGACGGCCAAGGACACCATGACACAATCCCTTGTTTTAGCTGATTTTGGTGCTAACTTAGTGATTCAGGCTGGTGATGTAATCGAAGTTGTTGGCGCAGCTGCGCGGAACCGTTTAAATATGAGCACTCGCAAGGTTATTGTTGACGATTTAGGGGCACAAATTAAATGGACTGCTACAGTTACTGCGACAGTGACTTTAAGCGGTACTGGCACAGGCACCATTGTTGTTACTGGTCCGGCAATTAGCGAAACTGATGGTCAATTTGACACAGTATCTAGCCCGCTAACTTCCGGTGATGTTGTCAACGTATTAGGTGCGGCAAGTACTGTAATTCAGCCTAATTTGTTCTGGCACAAACAGGCATTCTCTCTTGCATCTATCCCCATCAAAAAACTGCAAGCCACGGATACTATTGGCCAAACTGAAGACGGCATGCAGATTCGTGTAACCAAAGACTCTGATTTCATCAAGAACGTTCAACTAGTTCGTTTTGACTTCAGGCCTGCCTTTGCAGCTCTTAATCCATTCTTTGCCGGCCACGGCCACGGCTAGTAATCAAACCTTGTGAATGGGGCTATAATGGCCCCATTCTTAATTAGCAGGTGAAGCATGATTACTTGGATAAAGCCGAACGGCTCCGAAATAGAGACAGCTGATGGTCCCAATCTTGTTGAATGGGCTCTCGATCAGGGTTGGAAGCTTAAACCTGAGGTCGAGCCAGAAGTTGAGGTTGAGCCAGAAGCGGAATCAACAGATCAAGACGAGGCCGAAGAGCAAGATTTGGTCACGGATTGCCCCTCGATTGAAGCGCTTAATGCCGCAATTGATAAACAAACAATGGCCGATATAATACAGGCATTTAACGGCGAAACATTGGATTTACGCGGCAGTATTGAGACTGTCAAAATTAAAGCCCTTAAGATGTTAGAGGCTGAATAATGGTTACCGTAGCGGATGTCGCCAAGGCTTCACTTCAGCGCATTCTAGTGCAGGCATCAGAAGCGGAATTAGAACCTGATGAATTCCAAGACTTCATATTTGCCATGAACAACTACATGCTGGCGTTAGACGCTCAAGGTATCTCGTTGGGCTATACTGAGGTGAAGAACCTAGGCGACTTGGTTACTATACCTGTAGGAGCGCTACGTGGTTTGATAGCGAATATGGCCATTGAAGTTGCGCCGGATTATAACGGAAAAATAAGCGCCGGATTAGTAGTAGCAGCAAAAGAAGGCCTAGCAGCAATGCGCCGACTTGGTCAGATTATTGTACAAACACAATTCCCCAGCACGTTGCCAATTGGATCTGGCAATAGAGATAATGGCAGCTTTAGAACAAGCAATTATTACCCCGATTTAGAAGCTGAGATACTAGCAGAAACAACAGGCAGTATTAGCTTAGAGACCGGCACAAATGAAGCAGCAGGTGATTAAATGCCACATGGGCCTAACAGTTTAACAAGAGCGCAAGGGCGTAGAAAGTCTAAGTTTCCAGGTAATACTGCGATTCCAGATGATGCAACACTAGATTTTGTATCGTCTGGTGTTAACTTTAAAATCACTAAAGCTAATTTCATCACGGCATTGGGTGCCACGGGCACGATAGTACAAGATGGACCTGTAACAGCTGTGCCGGTGCTCGATACTCAGGGCACAGTACATAACATTCGAAACCTGGTTGCAGGTACGGGCATTCAGATCAGTATTGGTCCAGAAAATGGCATTATTATAGCGTTAACACCTGCGGGCGCAGTTGTAGCGGATACGATCATCGAAGTGACATCTGGATATAGCCAAGTTTTGGCGGATGATTTTATTGTGGGTGTTGGTACATTGATAGTGGCTTTGTTACCTATCGCCACAGCGGTTAAAAGCGTGACTATAAAAAATAATGGGGTTGGTACGGTTACCATAGACCCAGACGGTACAGAAACCATAGACGGAGTGGCAACCTTAGCGTTGGCAGCAACGGAAGCAAGAACGATAATCCCGGTAGCGGGAGGGTGGATAACTGTATGACATTTAGAGAAAATGTACCTGGTCAAATTCGTGGTTTTTTCTTCGCGCCTTCAGGTGATGATATTTTAAGTGGTACGACAGCGGAAAAACCGAAAAGAACGATACCGGCAGCGATAGCATCCGCTCAAGCGCTCGTTCCTCCTCCTTCTATTGCCAATGGAGCCCAGGTAAGCCAAGCACAGGGTGGGGCTCATACTGATGCTATCGTGTTGTTTGATGCGATCATTTTGGAAGCGCCCACAACAGCTATCGAAAATTCTTCCGCAGTTTCAGTTGCATTAGCTTCAAATTTATCGTGCCGGCTACAAGCTGTCACCAATACATTGGATGCTGGTATTTGTTTTAAAATATCCGGTGATAACGCAGTCGTGTTAGATGCTAGCTTTTCGGCTACGGATGGTATTGGCGGTACTGTCTTATTGATTGAAGGCGATGTAGATGATGTATTCATAGATATTAGTCAAATAGCCATTAGAGGCAATAATTCAACAGCAGTATTGGTCAATTCCACTAGCCCATCGCCCATCGATATGGCATTTAATACGGTATCTTTTGAAGCGGATAACTGTACATTTTACGATCATGACCCAGTTAATAATACCGACATAACCGTAATCAATGTTTCCACTTTAAACAAAGATACAGCGCTGAACTCAACAGGATATATTGTTAGAAGAGGGACGCTAATTGTCGAGCAAGAAGGAACCTTAAACGCCGATGTTGTTTTGGTTGTTGAAAATGGCGCCACAATGATTCTTAATTGCCCGGTTGTAAACGGTGATATCGTCGTTAATGCCGGTGGCAAGTTAATTTGTTATATTCAAGAGTACAGTGGCACAATAACCAATAACGGTATTATTGACGGTAATATTAACAACGATATATTTGGCAATGAAAACAGCCAATCGACCACTATTCGTATTCCTTCGGTTATCACCCAGGGATCGACCAATACCAAGATTGACATCACAGCCGGCACGGGCATTATTTACGATTATGTAGATCCGCAAGCCGTTCTCACGCAGCCTATAAGTTTCGGGCCATTCACCGATGTAGATTTGACATTTGTCGCCACAGAGTTCTTTAGTTGGATTGCTATTGATAGAAATGGTGCGGTTAATCAGTTTGCCCCTGCTTCGTATGGCCCAACAGAAAGGCGCGACTTCATTACCCTAGGCGTTGTTCTCCACCAAGTCGGAGTATTCAATGGATTTTTGAGCAACTACATAGCGGCTCGTGAAACTCATGCACAATTATTGGATTTAATGGACATATTGGGCGTAGTTAGAGCAACAAACAGCTTATTACCAACGCCCAACGCAAATTTAACATTTGATAAAGCATCAGGATTTTTACTGAACCCTGGTTCAGGTAATATCCAAAGCAATCGATCAGAAAATACTGTTTTCATTGCTGCTGACGCCCCCGCTAGCTTTAGCCGATTTTTAGGTATTGCAGAGGTCATAGAAATCGGCGACACGACTCTAATTGATCCCAATAATTTTGACGATGGTACTGGCACAAAAGCTGTAATTCCAGGCCCGAATAATGCAACGATACAATATATATTTCAGTTTCCGGATGATGAATTATTAACCGTTCACTATGGCCAGGTTGTGCATATGGATATTTCGGCAGCATTAAATGCAGCAGGACTTGAGCAGCCCGTTATCCCTTCATTTACTCAACGTGACGCCAATTTGATAGGTCGAATAGTCCTCAAAAATGGCGCAACTAATTTAACCAATGCAGCCGATGCCGTTTTTTTGCCGGGTGCTAAATTCGGTGTTGATTTTCAAGGATAAACAATGCCTGACACTATATTGCCAATCGCTAATGGATTCTATAAAAGTGATTCATTGCCAATATCCGACCAGGAATGTATTAACCTTTACCCAAATATTGTTCAAGCGCCGGCATTAAACCAGGAAACGTTATTTAGTATACCTGGCATCAACCAATTGGCTACTAGCGGCACTGTGGGCCAGGCTAATCGCGGTTCCCATGTAATGAATGGTATTGCCTACTTTGTTAACGGAACGTCTCTATTTAGGCTAACAAGAACAATAGTAAGCGAAGTTGAGACTTTTGCACTGGATTCACTGGGCACAATCGAAGGCACTGGCTTTGTCTCGATGGCTGATAATGGTATTCAACTACTGATTATGGTACCGGGTGGCAAGGGCTCGCTTTGGGTTGAAACGACAACGACATTTACTGCTGATATCAATGCAGTAGATTCTAACTTTACCGCTAATGGCAATCCGCAACAGGTGGTTTTTATTGATAGCTTCTTTCTTCTGACAACCGACAGTAAAAAATTCATTATTTCTGCTTCAAATGATGGTTTAAGTTATGACGCCTTGGATGTCAGCACGGCAGAATCTGACCCAGATATTATTGTTGCACCGGTCGTATTTCAAAATCAGTTATTCTTAGGTGGGTCAGAGACCATAGAAGGTTCTCAAAATCGACCAACCGATGCAGATTTCCCTTTCCAGCGCACCGGGTTATTTTTAGATAAAGGCATCTTTGCACCGTTCTCTATTGTGCAAGCAAATCAGACGTTTATGTTTATTGGTGGCGGTGTTGATGAGTCGCCGGCAGTATGGGGTTTTGCAGGCAATAGCCTGGTCAAGATATCGACCACGGCAGTTGATAACGCGCTAGATAATCTAACCGATGCAGAAGTTAATAATATTGTAGCGTGGACATACGCCCAGAAAGGCGCTTATTTCATTGGTTTTAATCTACCCGAACAAGCGTTGGTATATGACACAGTGAGTCAGCGCTGGCACCAGCGAAAATCAGTTATTGATAACAATGAAGGTGTGCCAGTACTTACCGGTTACCGTGTGAATTCAATCGTTAGTGCTTACGGGCGTATACTGGTAGGTGATTTCGTGGATGGGCGCGTAGGTGAGCTAGATGATGATGTTTTTACAGAATATGGCAGAGACATTATCAGAATAATTAGTACGCAACCGTTTCAAAATAATATGAATTCTTTTTTCGTGCCCCACCTTGAGCTAACTATTGAATCAGGTGTTGGTAATGCTGCCGTTCCAAATCCAAAGGGTGGGTTAGAGATAAGTACCAATGGTGGCAAAACCTTTAGAGCTCAAAGATTAAGACGAATGGGTAAAGCAGGTGAATTTGACCATAGAATGACCTGGAACAGGAACGGCAGAATGTCGCGTATGACCATGTTCCGACTTACATTTACAGCTGCTGTTAAAACAGTATTAATACAATTAACGGGTGATATCGTTGGCTGACAATCAGAGATTAGAGGCAGTACAGCCCATAGTTGAGCAGAATGACACAATGTCTCAGGCGTTTAGGACATGGACCCTTAATGTTACTGATGCAATACCTATAATTGGGACTGGAACACCAGAGGGCTTTGTAAAAGCGCCTCAGTTCTCCATGTACATCGATAAAGATGGCATAACTGGAACGTTTTTGTATATTAAAAAACTGGCGCAAATAGCCGGCGATACAACTAAGGGATGGATTTTAGTATGATTATTGATGGCTTTTTAGATGACTTCGAAAGCTTTAGAGCGCATATCGATAGTGTTGATTATAACGGCTACGTAAACCCGGTTGATGGGGTTGAATACCCTGGTATTAGTGATGATATTTCAGAAGGAATACGAGCGGAAGTTATTTATAAGCTGCAAAAGGCCGTCAAAAGACCAATCATCAAAGCAACTTTATTTATGCGCCTTTCAGTAGAAGGACATGAAGCACCACATCAAGCCCATAATGATGAAATAATGGGGCAATTTTCAATGATGCTTTATTTGAATAGGGTTGAACATGCCAGCGGCGGAACGTCTTTTTTAAGGCATAAAAAACTAGGCTTTTCGGCTTCTCTTGAAACCAAAGAGCAAGAGGACGCATGGAAAGAAGACACAAATAAGTATGATGAATGGGATATAATTGGCGTAATTGATATGCTGCCAAATAGAGCGGCCATTTTTAATTCAAATCAAATGCATAGGGCTGAGCCAGTAGCCGGTTTTGGTAGTAACGCGCAAGATGGTAGACTAGTGCTTGTTTGTTTTTTTGATGTGATAACTAATGATTAGATCAGGTGTTAGGGGGGATATACCGCAGATATTGGCCATGGGCTCTAATTTTTGGCAACAGACGATTTATGATGAGCCATTTTGCAATGATACGGTTATCCAGATGGCCGAATACTGTATTCATAACCAAATGATGGCGGTATTGGAAATAGACGGCAAAGTAGTTGGTTTTGCGTGTGGTGTTTTGGGCCCTTTATTGTGTAATCAGGAAGTTAAAACAGGCACCGAGTTGGCATGGTGGGTTGAGCCAGAGTATAGGGGCGGATCAGGTTCTATTAGGCTGCTCATGTATATCGAAAAATTAGCAAAGGAGGCTGGCGTAAAATACTGGAACATGGTTTTTATGGAGTCGAGCATGCCTGAGACAATAAAGCATATTTATGAAAGGTTAGGTTACAAGATAAACGAAGTAGTATATTCAAAAGTTTTAACAGGGGATTAATCATGGCGGTAACAACAGCAGCGGTAATTGGTGCGGGCGCAGCGGTCGCTGGTGCGGTCAGTGCACGGAAATCTGCAAAGGAAGGCATTAAAGCACAAGAAGACCAGAATGCAGCGAATCAGCTCTTTATAAGAGAGCAGGCAGAAATCGCTAGAGCAGATGTTATTCCATTATTTGACGCGGCTGCGCAGAATAGAATACAAGGCTTCCAGGGGGCATTAGATATTTTTGGCCAGACTATCCCGCAGCAGCTACAAACATTTCAGCAAGGTAATGTTGGTGCGCAGGAAACTTTGTTAGCTGGCCAGCCTCAATTTAGCAATGCGTTACTTGGATTGCCCATTGATTTTAATGCTTTGCAGGCTCGACAAGTACAGTTTGACCCCAGTTTTGCGCAACAAACATTGCCGCCTTTTGTAACTTCGCCGTTGGCAATAAATCAGCCGGAAACCCCAACTGCTGGTTTCCAATTGGCTAATCTTGGGAATATAGGGTTTTAATATGGCTCATGTAGCGGGACATGTACCACAAACTGGCCTGATTGGCTCAGAGCAAGCATTGCAGGCCGGCTTAGGCGGCGCCTTGGGCGGCTTGGAGTTTGGCTTTGGTCTGGCGCGAGACGACATACAATCTCAACTAGGTTTAGGCCAACAAGCCGCGCAACAATTGACCGGTGCACAACAGCCTTTTGAAGCCTTTGTAATGCCTGGCCAGCAAGCTGCACAGTTACAAGCCGCACAATCCGGTGCATTAGGACCAGAGGCACAACAACAAGCGTTTGCTGCATTTCAGGCGTCTCCTGGACAACAGTTTTTACAGCAGCAGGGCGAGCAGGCTGTATTGCGCAATGCCGCTGCTATCGGTGGCTTAGGCGGTGGTAATGTCCGTCAAGAATTGCAACGTCGAGGTATTGGATTAGCCGCGCAGGACTTTGGAAATCAATTTGGTCGTTTAAGCCAAATCGCCCAGCAAGGTCTGGCCGGTGCTGGACAACAAGCCGGGTTAGCTGGGCAACAAGCCGGATTGGGTGTCGGCTTAGCGCAAACTGGAGCGGGATTATTGGGTGGTTTGGGCCAAAGGGGTGGTGAAGCTGCGGCTAATCTCATCTTTGGTACTGGACAACAAATAGCAGGTGGGCGAACGCGGGTTGGTGAGCTCCAAGCTGCCCAACAAGCATCGACAACAAGCGCATTATCTAATCTAATCGCTCAGCAAGGCGCTGGAATATCCGACATAATCGGCGCGGGTGGCGGTAATTTGGCTAATATCCTACAAACATTAGGCCAGCAAACTGGATTAAGCCAAGAAAACTTGGCACAGATACTGGCTAACTTGTCTCAAGGTCAAGCCTCACAAGTAGCCGGATTGCCTGCGGTTGGTCAATTTTTCCAGGCGCCTAATACGCTTGGACAAATCGGACAATTAGCAGGGGGTATAGGCGGCATACTCAGCGCATTACCACAAGATCAGCAACAGCAAGCAGCATAAGGAATCAAGATGGCAGATCAAACAGAATTCCAACAGGCTGGAAACGTCCTCCTAGGTCTATCATCCGGATTGCAAGGGAGAGGCCTAGAATTCGCGCAGCAACAACAACAGCAGCAAAAAGGCCAACAAGCATCTGAAATAGAACGCCGCAAAACCGTTTTTAATGATTCGTTAGCGGCTTTAAATCTTGCTAAGCAGGGTAGATTTGATTTAGTGCAGCAATTGGGGCAGAACCGCCTGCAAATGTCACAAAATTTCCCAGGCGCAGACTTTAGTGATACCGAACTACTCACGCAAATGGCAGGATTTGCCGCGCAAGGTAACCAAGAGGCGCAATCAAATTTAATCAAAACCCTAGAAAACAACGTGGAAATT